ATTTATAAACATGGCAGAAACACCAGAAAAAGTAGTTTTAACAAAAGAAGAAATTGAAAAATTAACTTCGTTACAACAACAACAAAATGATTTAATTTTTGGATTAGGTCAAGTAGAATACCAAATGTCTTTCTTAAATAAACAAAGAGACAATATTAACCAACAACTAGAAACCCTAGAACAAACTCAAATGCAATCAAGCCAAGAGTTAGAACAAAAATATGGACAGGGTTCAATAAATTTAGAAAGCGGCGAATTTATTAAAGCTTAATTGCATTTTTAAGAACTTCTGTCGTATTTATAAACAAAATAAACTTATTATAAAATGGCAGAAGTACTTTTATCCCCAGGCGTATTAGCAAGAGAAAATGATCAATCTTTTATAACGTCACAACCAGTGCAAGCTGGAGCAGCTATTATAGGCCCAGCAGTAAAAGGGCCAGTTGGTATCCCAACAATGGTTACCTCTTATTCAGACTATCAAAATAAATTTGGTACTAAAGTAACCAGTGGTAGTGCAGAATATACTTATTTTACCTCAATAGCAGCATACAATTATTTCCAACAAGGTGGAGATACATTAATAGTTACTAGAGTAGCAAGTGGTTCTTTCACTAGTGCAACTAGTACACCAATTTCTAACTCATTAGATACAACAGCATTCGAATTAGAAACATTAACAGAAGGTGCTATAGCTAATACAGATACAGGAACTCCTGATGGTATAAAATGGGAAATAGTATCTCCAGATACAGCTTCTGGTACATTTAATCTATTAATTAGAAAATCAAACGATAGTAATAAAGATAAAGTTGTCTTAGAAACTTGGACAGATTTAACATTAGATCCAAATTCTAACAATTATGTTGCTAAAGTAATAGGTGATACTAAACAATCTGTAACAAGTGATAATGGAGAATATTACATTCAATATTCAGGACAATATACTAATGCTTCTAGATATGTAAGAGTAAAATCAGTAGGAACTCCAACATTAAATTATTTTGATAATACAGGAACAGCTAAAGAGGCTTTAACTGGATCTATTCCAGTAGCAATGTCAGGTACATTTACAGGTGGAGTAGGAGCAAATACCCCAGCAGATAGAGCAGCTAACTATTATGGAACTATAAACAATACAGATTCTCAAGGATTAGTAGCTAGTGATTATTCAGACTCAATAAACTTATTATCTAATAAAGATTTGTTTAGATATAATGTAATAGTAACCCCTGGTTTAGTAAGAAAAGAAACTTCCCATGCTGCGGAATTAACTAAGTTAGTTAATAACTCGGCCGTTAGAGGAGACAGTTTAGCTATAATTGATTTAGTAGGATATGGTGCTAATATAGGCACAGTTAAAACTGAAGCAGCAGGTGTAGATTCATCTTACGCAGCTACATATTGGCCATGGTTACAAACAATTGATCCTGACACAGCAGGTCAAGTTTGGGTACCCGCTTCAACAATGATGCCAGGTGTATTTGCTTTCAACGACAGAGCAGGTGAAGCATGGTTTGCACCAGCTGGACTAAGCAGAGGTGGATTATCAACTGTACTAAGAGCTGAAAGAAGTTTAACAAATGGTAATAGAAACGAACTATACACTAAAAATGTTAACCCAATAGCTACATTCCCAAACACAGGAGTAGTAGTATTCGGTCAGAAAACATTACAGAAAAAAGCAAGTGCTTTAGATAGAGTAAATGTTAGAAGATTATTAATTACTCTTAAATCATTTATTTCCCAAATAGCAGATAATTTAGTATTTGAACAAAATACAACAGCTACAAGAAATAACTTCTTATCACAAGTTAACCCATACTTAGCAAGTGTACAACAAAGACAAGGATTATATGCTTTTAAAGTAGTAATGGATGACAGTAATAACACCCCAGATGTCATAGACAGAAATCAATTAGTAGGACAAATATTTATCCAACCAACTAAAACAGCTGAATTTATTTACCTGGATTTCAATGTAATGCCAACTGGAGCTACTTTCCCAGCATAAAAATTAAAGAATTAGATATTTATAACAAGAAATAAATTAGAACAACATGCCAGTATTAGATCCAAACGAAATATTTTTTACCGCTTTTGAACCAAAGCAAGCCAATAGGTTTATCCTTTATATGGATGGTATACCAAGCTTCATTATTAAAGGAGTAAGTGCAGTATCACTTACACAGGGTGAAGTTACATTAAACCACATCAACATCCTTAGAAAAGTAAAAGGTAAATCGGTATGGAACGATGTTACAATGACATTATTTGATCCAATTACACCTTCAGGAGCTCAAGCAGTAATGGAATGGGTAAGATTAGGACATGAATCAGTTACAGGTAGAGACGGATATAGTGATTTCTATAAAAAAGATTTAACTATCAACGTTTTAGGACCAGTAGGTGATATTGTTTCAGAATGGATATTAAAAGGTGCATTCATTAAAGAATCTACATT